TTAATTAATCTGAATATTATTAATATTACCTAGCTCAACTTCTGTATCCCCAATGACAATTCTATCTCCCTTATAGCCCTTAACTAGACCAACAATATCAGGCTGTACCTGTTTGTCTAGCGTTTTTTCCTTGAGTTGAACAGAAACAGTTTTATTGTTGGCGAAAGCCTGCAATAATACCTGGCTAATATCTGCTTCAGACATAGCATTGTTTTTGGAATATTCTTTAGCATTGTTTTCTTTATCTTTATTAAGAGCAGCAATATGGTCACTTAACATAAGACCTTGCCACTTTTTTATCCCTCTATCTTGGTAATTTTTAAAAAAGTTGTTGACTACATCATCAACATTATTTTCCATAAAATCCGCCAAACATTTGTTTGCACTTATTATAAAATGGTAAGACTGAATTCGCAATTTAAAACTTTCAAACTTTCAATTGTAATTTATATCTACATAAGGTATTATTATTGGGAAGCTAGCATATAGCTTCATCTACTTATAGTAGCTCCCAATTGGGAGCTTTTTTAATTGTCAAAAATAAGTTATCCAAAGATTTTACGAAATGGCTTCCTATTCATAATTATAAAAATCAAACTTGTACTTTTCTTTTTCTTGTTCTTGCTTTTCTTTTTTTAGTATTTTTCGTTTTTCTTTTATTATGCTTTCTATTTGTTCCTGCTTTTCTTTTTCTTGTTCCTGCTTTTCTTTTTCTTGTTCCTGCTTTTCTTTTTCTTCCTTATTGAATTCATCAATTTCTGAGCGAACATAGCTAAACATGTCAATAAATAGAATAATAGAATTTATAAAAATGTTAAAAAGTTGGTATGTTAATGAAATATAACTTTTTATTCCAAGAACTGACTCAGTTTTTACAGTATTATCATCTCCAGGAAAAGATATAATAAATATAGTAGCGGCAGCAAAAACTAATAATGTAGCTAGCAACGTTCCAATCATTTCTATTTTAAAAAGGTTCTTATCTTTTTTAATTTCGATAATCTGTCTTTTACAGCGAAGGAAATAAATAAACCAAAAAAATAAGCAAAAGAAAATAATTAGACAAGCTGAAAAAATTGTATAGCTTTTTAAATATTTCTGCGCATCTTTTATGAATACCCCAATTATTGAAAATATAATTAATTCGAAAATCGGTGAGAAATAGGAAAGACATATATAAAGAGAATCACTATCGAATTTTTCTTTTCCATTAAAATAGGCCCCACGTAACAAAATAAACATACTGCCTAAAAGAAAGATAAATCCCAAAATTAATGCTGTTATATTTTTACAAATTACCATTAAAGCAATAGAGAAAATTTCTATACCAAGCCCCAATTTTTTATATTTTTTAAAATTCATATATGTTCAACTCCTTTTCATTTAATTATAGCATCAAAATAAGCCACCCAGAGATTAATCTAAGTGGCTCAATTAATATTATTTAAACTTACCCATTGCCTTGCCATATTTGTCCTTGCCGACAATATAGCCGTAGCCATTAGCTCGTGGCTGTCTCAACCACAATCGCTTAGAGCCTTGCAATACCGCATCATACTTAATTGCACTGCCTTTAGGGAGTGTAGCAATCGCTGGAGCGCTAATATGTGGTGACGTGTGCAGTTTAAGAGCTTTGCCTAAAATGAAGGTACCAGGCTTTTTAACCCAGCTTGATTTTTTACCCGTACTTTTAGCTGGTGCTTTACCACCCACACCATGAGCAACGTCGTGGGCAAACTGTGCCTTGCTAATACCAATACTAGACAGGTAGCCATATGGATCAGAATGGTCTGTATTTCCTAAATTATGTGTTACCCAGTTGTGCGTCTTAACACCACGCTTTGCAATAGTATCCAGAGTTAACGGAATACCATATTTCTGAGCATACTCACGGATTAATCCAATATAGTTACGATAGGCTTTTTTTGCTCGTGTCTTATTAGAAAACTCGCAAAGCTCGATCTGCATTGGTGACAGTTGATTTCCGTAATAACCACAACCCCAAGCGACATAGCTTAGGCCACCTACCAGGTAACACTCTTTATCGTCTACTACTAAATGGACATAGGTCTGTGCAGTATTAACGCCAGCCTTCATATTGTGGGCAACTGCCCAAGCTTCGCCATTAAGTGTTGCCGTTGAGTGTGCCACAATAATATCTCTTTTAGCCAAAGCAGATGCACCCTCATTAGCGGACAATGCGTACTTCTTATTTAGTTTCATCTTTTACACCTTCTTGATAAGCTTTTTCAACCATCCCTTCAGCTGTTTCTTTCGTAATCTTCGCCTTTGATGCCTTGGCTTGTTCTAGCAATGCGTCAGTGGCTGCCTGCTTTTTCTCAGCTCCAGAAGCATCGGTATGTGTTGCCTGTTGAGTAACAATATATTGGGCAACGTCATACAGCCACTTCATCTTGTCTGCAAATGCAGGATTGTGTTGTTTAGCGTATTGATATATAGCAACAATACCTACTGCCAAAAAGACAATGTATGGTAATAATGAATTCAATAGATTAATAATTTGAGCCATTTTTAAAAATCCTTTCAATAAAAAAAGAACACTATTTAGTGTTCTCTAACTTCTTTTTTAATTTTTCGTACTTATCCTGTATTTCCAGTCTTTTTTTACGTTCATAAAGATAATCCTGTTTAAAATTATCTCTTTCAACCTTGAGGTTCTTAATAATGTCGTCTGTGTCCTCTTTATGAGATGTATGAGTAACGGCTAAAAAGGTAGCAGCTGCTTCAAATAAAGTTCCTAGTACATAGATTAGAGTACTCACATCATGCACGCTACCACCTCTCTAACTTTGATATATACAATATAGGCACAATATTGAAATTACTGTTTCACCTATAACTGTCAAATCCATACGATACTCACCAGCTCCAAAAGCATGTCCTAACTGTATGCCGATTAAAAACCACATTGTCCAAGCACCGACAATTAAAATAAACATACGCCAACCCCTATGTTTTTTTGTAAATAGAGAATCAAGCATAATTAAAAGACCTAGTATTATTATTGCTAGGTCTAATCTTTTATCGTTCATAAACATGGTCCATTCTGGTGGCCAGAAAAAATAGTTTCTGTTCATTAGTAGAACTGAACCAATTGCAGCAATGGCTACACCTGCTATAGTCTGGTCATGGTTATCGTTAATATTACTTGACAACTGGTGCAACATAATTATCACCCGTTATATCTGTGTAATCTTTATCAGTTAACCAGCCTAGTTGTACAAAATAAGCTACATCGGAATTAACATAAATTTTAGACTGATAAAACTGAGTTACTAATATCTTGTATATATTATTGAACATTGGTACTGCCCCCATCCAGTGTGCTATCGGTAGCATTAGCTTTAGGACTAGTAGCAGCACCGAGTAGCTTCAGCATCTGAGCCTGTCCATTAGCTAGATTTGACAATGCAATTTTGAGGTCTTTATTCTCACTTTGAACCGCAACATTGTTTTGCCGCATAGTTTCAATCGTTTTTTCAACGCTATTTAGACGGCTACTAGTGCTTGCATTATCGTTATCAATCCACACATGCTTGATCTTGTCCCATTTGGGTCTAATAAAGTCAGCTGGTGGTGCTTCTACGATTATTGGATAGAAATTAGTTTCATGTTTTTGGAACAATAAAATAGGCTCACAATCGATTTCATTGTTCGAAATAAAACCCATTTGAGCCCATAGACCACTTTCATCCAATATTTTTTGTTTTTCGGCCATCTGATCTTGCCAGCTTGGCTTATTTGTTGTTTCTTCTGTCATTTTAAAATTTCCTTTCTAATAATTAAGAACGTTTAGAGGCACCCATCCGCCTAAAGAGCCACCACCTATATATGCATAAATCTGTTTTCCTAAGCTTTCATATATTGTGACGACTGGATAATCCCAATTTTTTACAAAAACAGGATTTCCTTCGGGAATCATTAGAACTGCATTCCCATTTAAGCCCATCTCTAAATGGCAGCCCTCCGTATATTCTTGGTTAAATTGAACTTGTTTGCCGACTAAATTACTAACTTTTGTAAATCTATTTCCTCCTAGAAAAAGGTTATTAACTTCTTTGCCTTCAATTAACATAAAGCTATCTCCTTTACTACGGTGTCCCAGTCAATACTTGCGGATTTGCAGCTGAAAACTTTTCTCCATCGGCTATGGTGTCGGCATAGTGATATGCCACCTTAGACTTTTGTTCTTCCATCTCATTCTGTAAAGTAGTAATGTCCTGTTGTATTTTTGACACGTCAGGAATTGCAATAGCAATGTTACCCTTATCATCTGGACTAACATTGTTAACAGTTAATGGTCGTTTGTTAATTTCAGTTTTTAAGTCATTATGTGCAGAATTAGCATCTTCTTTTGTTTCATAGTTAGCTAGATCAACTGAATCAATGTCAATATTGACCACACCTTTATCATCTGGACTAATTGGCGTGCCACCATTAATACTGATCTGCTTTAGCGCACTGCCATAAATATCCTTAAGATTGGTAAAGCTAACAGTGTAATAGGCATTAGTACCATACTGATAACCCGCTCTGTGCCAACATTGATAGTCAAATTTTGTTGCTTGAAACATAAATTGCTGAAAATAATTAAGAGAGTTATCCGGATTATCGCCTTCTAAAACAGCCATATAAGTTTTCCCATCTAAACGATAACCATTGGGAATATCACCTTTAGCAAAATTGAACCCATTTTTTGCGAGATAAACACCTGGTTCTATTAATGAATCAGGATCTGTTTTATTATCAACAATTGACGGATTAGCTAAGGTGTTAATTTTTGCTAATGCAGCATTAAAATCATCTTTGTTAACATATTTTGTAAAATCAACGTCTTTAATTTTTTTGACTGCTTCCATGGCAGAATCGATTGCTGATTTTAAATCAGCTTGATTTTGTTCAGCGACTGTTAGTTCATCTGTTACTGTCTTAATTCGTTCTTCAAAATCTTTTACAGCGGAGTCTTTCCATTTATCATAATCGGATTGATAACTTACTAATTCATCATCAAATTTTTGATTAAGTGTACTGAGAAACTCATTATATTTACTCTGATATTCAGCAAATTGGTTAATCATATGATTTAGCTGGCTCTCAAATTGTTGTCTAGCTTCATTTAAACGATCAATTGCTTCTTGCTTAACCTCATTACTTGAGTCGGTCATTTGATTAATCGAAACTTTAGCATTTTCGATATATTCTTCAAACTTTTTTTGCAATCTTTCTAATGCTGAAACATAGCTGACAGAGCGTTCTTCGTCGGTAAACTTAGCTTCAACTTGATAACTAAACTTTGTGGTAGAAGCAACAATATTATTGATATTATCTTTAACATAAAAATAACAGGATACTGAACCCGTTTTTTGTGTTACCTCATCTGGTAACAAGAAATACCAAATATTGTCTTGTTCCGTAAATCTTTCTGGTTCGTTTTCTACCTCTATTATTTGACCATCAGGCTTAGTAGCACTAAAACAGAGATTTTCTGCCTTTACATCATATTCATTCCACGCATTTGTTAACCTAAAGGGCTGACGATAACCTTTATCACCTTGATACATTAGTTTTGCAGGAGCCACCCAACTCTGCATTTTTTGAACATCAAGGTTCAAGATCGGGTTATTAGGATTTTCTACCATCTGTTTCACTTCCCTTCAACTTATTTTGTAATTCTTTTAATTGTTTTTTAGTATCTGCCAGTTCTCTACTCTGTTTTTGATAAGCGACACGAAGAGCAGCCAATATTTCAATCTTATCTCTAATAATTGCAGCCATTTCGTCGGCCAAAACTTTAAATTCATCACTCACTTTAACGAACTCGCTTTCACATATGAAGAAATGTTATTTGCCGTTATTACTGTACTGTCACCAATTCTAGCAACATTGGGCCCGATTGAGGTTACATGGTAGCCATCACTAATCATTATTTGTCCCGAGGACAGCATAGATTCATAATTCATTGACTTAACCCAAACAGCTCTACCGCCATCATTGGGCCACAAATTACCAGGTGGATCAGTGCCGATACTTACTGTCATAGAGCCACCTGGTGTGGTTGATACAAGAGAACCGTTCATTTGTAAAGCGTCAATTTCCATTGCACGTACTCGAATACCATCAATCATATCAGCTGCTATTTTACCCTTTGTGATCGCACTATAAGCACCGTTAGGACCAATAAATTCAAGGCCATTTCCATTCATTCGCATGTATGACCCATCATAATTCTCAGCGGTAAATTCTTGAATGTTTTCAGGATTGTATGGGTCTCGCCGCAATTTAATTGGACCTGAACCAGGAGATTCAATTTCACTGCGAATTTGTTCAAAATCAGCGTCTAATTCTTCTGCCCGATTATTAACATCTTCAATTCTTAAATTGGTAATATTAAGTTTCTGCATCAGGTCAGCTTGTAGTTTTTCCCGTTCTTCACCCTCGTCTTGTAATGATTGGTGTAATTCACCATATAGTGATAGATTCTTTTTATCTGACTCTTGAATGTGCTGGTCGGCTGTTTCAACAGCTTGAGTTATATTGTTCGAAATTTCCTGTTCCCTATCAACCTCTGCTTTGACTGTAAGGTTTCCAATGTCGACTTCTGTATTACTGTTATCAATCAAGTCACGTACAATCTTGATAACTCTGGACTTAACAGTAAAACGTTGAGGTGTAAATGAAACTGCTGTTACCACATCTCCCAGGTTAAGATTACCAGCTTTCGCAACGGTCGTTTGCACCTCAATCTGTGGATTACACAGAGTTAGCAATTCTTGATATGTTTTTCTAAGCAACTCATTTTTATCTTTTTCATTTTGAAACTCCAAAACCGTCATCCGAGGCTGTCTGTTTCCTTTATTGTCAAGCCAGCCCCACTTTTGAGTTGCTTCTGGTATTTCGACATAAAGCTGTCCCAATGGTTTATCTACTGGATTACCTTTTTGTTTTGACCATTCAATATCATCGAATTCTATTGACCGCGAATAACCACCGGCATCATTACCTGCTTCGTCTTGATTTTCTACACCTGCACCACGTCCAACAGCTGCTGTATAAAGTTTACGCTGATCTTGAACATATTTAAAAGAGGTTACGTTTCTGCCTTGTACCAGCCGAGTAGTAGTTTCCTGGCCAATAGTGTCATAAACATGACAAACTTTCTTTTCTATCCTATTTCCAGATACTTGGTATCTGAACTGAACCTCTATTCCCCAGGTTTTCTCAACTTTATTAAGAGCTTCTTTACGACTACAACGGTAGAAATTAGTCGATCCATTTACGTTTTTGGCATGAAGTTCATAAGTCCAAGTTGATCCGTTAAAAATTGCATCAAGCGTATCCTTTAGAGCTGCATTATTGAGCCGCCTATCTTTAATAAAAAATTGAACATCCAAATCATCACTGGCACTCTCAATTGCTGTAACGTAGATTATTCTATCTTCGTAACTTGGTCGCTCAATTTTAAATAATCGATAATCATTCGTTTGTTTAACCGGAACGCCTATATACATTGTTTTGTCAATATCAATTACATTCTGCTTGTTTTTAGGAAGTGAAAATTGAAGTTCATCATAAACGTTGATTTCTTCAGCAATATTGGCGCTAAGAGCTTCCGTTTTAATTGCAAAGAGATTTTCGTGATTATCATATAATAATAATTTCAAAGTTCTTTCCTCCTCAATTGCAGAGTTAGATTAGAACTGTTTGAACAAGTAATGACACTGCCTTGTTTAACCGCAAAGTTTTCAAAATCACTATTTAGATTCAGTAAATCCAACCGATTAACTGAATTTAACAGTATTTGTGCATCCCCGGTAAAATCAATCGTTACTTTGTCCCCGACAGAGAAACTGCCCGTTAGCGAAATGGTCTGTTCAAAGTTAGTAATTTCTAAGTGATTGTTTGCCGATTTTATTGTTAGCTCAATTTTATCCGGCACCGTCGGATAATAAGCTGGTTCATTAATTCTAATCGATTGTCCGCCGCGATAAATGGTCTTGTTTTTAAGTCTTTTAAACGGATCAAGGAGCGTGATGGTAAATTCACTGTTAACAACATTAGTTCCTGGATTAGGATTAGTTGCACCGGAAAGAGTACCAACATATTCAAATTGTGGATCATCAAAAAAGTAGAAATGCATTTGTTTTTGGCTCAATAAATAATTAAGCCTAGCAAACTTCTCCCTATATTCTTGATCTGACCTAGCAATTAATTGATATTTAATTGTTAATTCACGCTTAGGGTGATCAGCACCTAAAAACAATTCGCCATCGTAACCAGAAACGGCTTGAGAAGATACAGAATAAGGCATTAATTCACGACCAGTTACGTTTAATGTTTGGTAACCATCAATTTGATCTTCAATTGGAACGCCCACATCATCAGTTTCAATAAACATTGCTTCGGATGGTAAATAAGCAGAATCACCTCGCTCATTTATTCCTAACCCAGTAAATTGATATTGTTTCATTAAAGCCTCCTCTGTCTCAAAACACTGTGTTCATCTTGCTTTTTACTAATATCACTGACAAACACTTCATAATCATGATTGCCTAATGATAAATTAATGTATGCAGGCTGATTCTTTACACTAATTTGTTGGTCAAATGATCCAGTTAAAACCGATTGCGCATTATGATTTAAAGCACTGATTTGGTTGTTAAAAGCATTAGGATCTATCTCCGGCACAGCACTGCTGGCCATAGCAGCTGCAGCTTTGACAGCTAACCCAGTATTCTGAGAAATACCCTTGGCCATACCTGCTACAAAGTAATAACCAACTTCATCACGCATTACACGTGAAGGAGAGTTAATACTTAAAGCACTTTTGGCGGCATTGATTGCTCTCCTAGCCATGTTTCTTGCAGCATTGATCAAATTACCTACAGCATTACCAATACCTTTAATCATTCCATTAACAAAATCTTCACCTACGCTTACCATTCCTCTTACCGTTGATTTAATTGCGTTAACTGCATTTGAAACTGCTGTCTTAATATTGCTCCAAGCAGTTGAAGTAGTTGATTTGATAGAATTCCATACGCTTGTCATCGTAGACTTGATGGAATTAACAGCAGTAGTTACAACCGATTTGATTCCATTAGCTACTGTGCTTATAACGGATTTAATACCGTTCCAAACGGTCGATGTAACTGATTTGATTGCATTCCAGGCTGTAGTCACAACCGACTTGATCCCATTGACTACCGTAGTAACAACCGACTTTACTGCTTTGATTGCAGTCGTAATAACGAATTTGATTCCATTCCAAACAGTTGTTGTCACTGCCTTGACTTCATTCCAAACGGTTGTCCATACAGTTTTTATTGTATTAATTACGGTTGTAACGACCGTTTTAACCGCATTAATAGCCGTTGTAATTACTGCTTTAATACCGTTCCAAATGGTCGTAGCAACAGACTTGACAGTATTCCAAGTTGCTATCCAAATGACAACAATTGTGGTTAGTATCGTACTAATAATCTCGGCAATGACTTGAATTCCAGTCCTAATAACTGTCTGAATAGTGGTTATAATTGAGGCTATTGTTGTTACTAGTCCTGTAATTGTAGAAACAATAACATTAACAATCTGTGCAACAATAGTCGTAATTAATACCACAATTGGTGTTAAAAACGGAACAATTTTTTGAATTGCCTGCAGTATAAAAGTTACTATCTGTGCTATTAAGTCATAAATCTGTTTCCCAGTTTGGTATATAAAAGTAACAACCGGTGTAATAATACTAATCATTGAACTGATGATTTTGACCAGATTGCCAATAATATTGCCTAGTACTTTCCACAGTCCGAGGGCACTACCAATTTTTTCAAAGTCGCTAACCACATTAGTGATAACTGAAATTACCGTATTAAAGCCGGTTTTTAAAATTTTTATCATAGCTCCTGTTGCAGAATTAACTTCATAAATATATGCTTTAACAATTTTGATAGAATTGCCAATAATTGACCAAGCGCTTTGCATAGCTCCAACTTGCTGAAACCCTGAGATTACGCCTTTAATGGCCGATACAATTGACTTAATTACACTAACTACAGTAGAAACTACTGTCTTAATCGAATTAAACACACTTTGTGCCGTTGAGCCCACTGCACTCCAATTAATTGAGTTAATGGCCGGTTGCAAAAATGAGGTTAAATTATTAACGACAGTTTTGATATACGTACTAACGCTAGTAAAACCTGTCAGTGCACCCTGAGCAATCGGCTGCCAGTTAATACTGTTAATAGCATTACCTAGTGTGTCACCAATAGTGGTTGCAATATTTCCCAACTGCGTGCCTAAGGTCGATAGTGCACTGCCTGCCGACTTTAAAGTAGGACCAAATACACTGCTGAAAACATTAATTACGTTTTGAATGGCATCGCGTAGTGTCGCACTCTTGTTATAGATTGCGACAAATGCTGTGCCTAAGGCAACTACTGCAGCAATTGCTATTCCAGCAGGTGAAGCAATCGCCTTTAAAGCAGAACCAATATTCTTGAGATTAATAAAAAAAGTACCTAAAGCCGTCATTATTGGTCCAATTATTGGACTAAGGCCAACAAAGCTTCTAATAACACTAGCAATGCTGTCATTAGATTCTGTAGCCCAATCTAGCGTCTTATTAATCATGTCTAAAAGAGAGCCATTGACTCCTCCAGCTGCGGCCATTGCCTTGTTACGCAACGCATCCCAGTTACCTCCAACTTGTTCAATTTTTGAACCAATGTTTTGCTGCATTTCGTTAGCTTGATCACTTAGAAAGGCTGTTGCCTTGGCAGTTGAGCTTGCGACTTTATCTTGTTCGGCAGAATATGCATCCCATGATACTTTGGTATCATTAGACTTATTCTTTACAGCTTGAAGTAGTGGCAAAATTGCTTGCATTCCGGCAGTACCAAAGATTGATTTTAGTGCAGCTGTCTTTTGTGCATCACCCATCTTGTTCGTTGCATCTGCAACTTCAAGTAAAATTTGCTTAAATGGCTTCATCCTATCGTGATTATCGGTAAAGGTAATCCCTAAATGATTCATTGCCTTCTGGGCAACCGCAGATGGTGCCATCATTTGTAATAAAGCGTGGTTCAAATCCATTGAAGCCTGAGCTGCACTAAATCCACGGTTAGTTAACAATCCAATTGCTTCAGAGATAGTTCCCATACTAATTCTGGCTTGGCCAGCAGTACCGCCAACCGTTGCTAAGGCTTGACCCATGTCTTCAATTGATGCATTTGAAGCATTAGCAGTTTGAACCAGAATTGCTGCAGCTTGCTGGGGTGACTTTAGGCTGCTGCCCCAGATATTCATTGCTTGTTGGACTACTCCAGCAGTCGCTGTCAAATCAGCGCCTGCCGCTGTTGCTGCTTGCGAAATAGCAGGAAACAGTTTAATAATTTCTTTAACTGAAGCACCATTTCTTGCCATTTCAACCATTGCATCTGATGCTTCTTGTGCACTTATTGGTAACACTGCACCCATGTGATTAGCAACTTCAGCTAATTTGTTAATGTCTTTTGCAGTTCCACCTGCAACGACCGCAGCCTTATTTAGTGAAGCTTCAAAATCGCCAAAAGATTTTAGAGACTTGATTCCCATAGCAGTAGTTGCTCCGCCAACTACAGTCATAGCCTTACCAGTCGCTTCAAGATTTTTTTGAACTTGTGAGCCAAATTTTTTTAATGCATCTAAACTCTTATCTAATGTTGAAGTAAAACCTTTATCAACCGCCGTAATAATAGCCTTAACTGTATAATCTGCCATTTTAACCTCCTTTCTTTTTAATTAATCCTTGATTCCAATATTGTTCAAATTCAGCTTGCCGTTTAGCAAAAATGCGAGCTCGTTCTTCGACTATAGGAATTGAGGATTGAGACTGATAGTTAGGTTCAAATTCAGTTCTAATTTTGTCAACAGCCTTCTTATAGTCAAACAAATCCGTTATTCTTCTATATCTTGGCTTAGGATGACTAACACTACCGGTTGTACTTTTGACCATTTGATTAAACCAGGCCTGCTGTGCAATCTCGTTCATCTTCTCAGCCTGTTTTAGCTTGTAGGCTTCCATTCTGATTTCATATTCAGCAATTGTCATTTGATAGATATCAAATAGATCATGAAAGCCCAAATAAGCAAGTGCATTAAGCACTATTTCGTAATACTTATCTTCAAAATCCTGGTCTACTCGGCAATCTTGTCCGCTTCCGGCAGACTCCCTTTTAAATTTTTCATACTACTCCGGGTAACATTGGATTTTTGCAATTCAATTAATACTTCATGGAAGAGCTGCTCAACGTCCGCATCATTTTCTAAGAATTCATCAACCTGTGCCTGGGTTGGTCTGTCCTTATTCAGCCACAAAGCGTAATAGAGCACTTCGGACAGCGTTGCAGCATTTCTTGAAATTAAGCCCGGAACAACAGAATTCAAACCAAAGCCAATTTTTATTCCCTTTTCTTCAATATAATGAACAGCATCTAATTTGCGCAAGAACATGATTCCAAAATTTAATTTATAGGTCTTTTCGTTGATTTTAATTTCCATCTTTTATTCTCCCGCTCAAAATTATTCTTTATTATTTCCTGGCAATTGATTTGACTCATTTGCTGAAACATCATCAGAACCTGCACCAGTATCAGTGTCTTGCCACTCAGTTCCGCCACCGTTCTTGTTTGAATCATCAATTGTCTCAAGACCACGGAACACGTAATCAACCTCTGCTTGGGCTTTTTCTGGTAGCGTTAACCAACCAAATTTGGGTGTACCATCAATCGTAAAGGTAACATCACGAGTAGAGTTGTCATCTGGATCGTTGTCATTGCTGTCTTCAGTAACAGTGCCACGCATATAAATAGCGTAATACTTACCTTCATCATTTCTACGCTTACGATAGACAATCCATGTTTCTACCTTCTTATTTTTAAAAAGAGAAGTATAAAGGTCATCTGAAATTTTCGAAATATTATTAACAAATTCAACCTCAAGATTTGTTTCAAGGGAACTTGTAGTTGCAACATTACCTGACTTTGTAGCAGTGCTATCCGAATCACGTTGAGGATCAAACGATAAGGAGGTTTGATAGGGAATCAATCTTCCTTCCTCCTTGCCTGCATTTTCTAGTAAACGTGCAAAAAGCAAAGTGTCAATTCCTTGCAATACCTGAATTTCATCTGTCATTTTAATTTCCTTTCTATTTTTTAAACCAATCAAAAACAAGTGTTGCTATACCATGAATCAGTTTTGTATTGGCCACACTTGTATCATTAATTATCTGACTTGTATTTTTGCTATATCTTGTTTGAAATCTGTAATTAGGAGACTCGATTTCTTTGGTGAGAAGTAACTTCCCCGTTGCATTGGTTACTTCTCCTCTCATTTCTTCACTTCCCCAAATATGAACAGTAATTGCCGTTCTGCCCACCACTTCTGTTTTTAGATTGACCTGTGAGTCCTCCATATTGTCCAAAACAATGAAGGGATAAGGGACCTGCTTGGTTGGCAGCGAATCATAAGTATCATAGCCAATAACTTTTTTTGCAAATTCAAACAAGCTGTTAAATAATTCTAAATTTGCTGTCATTCTTCAATCAACTTCTTAACGTCTCCTTGAAAAAGAGGTGCCTCAATACGAAAAGCTGGGCCTAAAGTTGGCCTTGCTGCCATAAATCTAGTGCCGTATTCAAGATATGGAAAATATTTTGTTCCTGGTTGAACTTTGGCGGTTAAACCATTGTCTTCAATTTGAACGACTGAACTCCTTCTAGTTGCCCCGGTTGGTTTAACAAATTTATTACCCTCGAAATGGCCACGATATTGACTTAACATATTGCGTTGTGTCTTATCTGACAATCCTGCACCATGCTTTTTTACCAAGTCCGAAACTTTTTGCATATCTGCTTTCTTACTTTTTAAACCCTTGGTAACTGCTTCAAGGCCCTCTATTTTAACTTTAACCATTATCCTGTCCCACAATCATCGCATATCCCTTTAAAGCATTGATACTGCTATTAAAACGATACCTGGTCGAGCTATCTTTTATTTGCAAGTAATCCCAATTTGCAGGCTGTTGCATTAAACGAATTGTTTTAACCCCTTGTTCTATTTTGCCTAACAATTCAACTTGTGAAGCGGTACCTAGGTCGGTTACATTGGCCCATTCTTGCCAGCTAATCAATTTGTAGACATGTTTGCTTTTCTTAGGATTATAATCAATATCAACTTTACGGTAAAAAGTAATTTTTGTATCAAACCTCATAAGGATTAATCCAACTTCCTTGGTTCACACCAGTGCGATCCGTTCGCCACTGTTCAATTTCATCTTTCCATTCATCAAAATCATTCGCATGAAAGGTAATTGATTCTCCATCCTGACTGTAGCTTAACATTCCCTCGTTTTTTAAACGATTAAACTTCTTGACTGCGGCTCCCCGTACTATTGCTTCCATTGAATTCGGTAATTTGTCATCATCAGTCAAAGACAATCTTAATTTGAGAAATTCTTGTGCATCACTTAGATACAGTTTTAGGAGTTCATCCCAGTTATCGTCTTCCAACTGTAAGGCTATTTTTAGTTTGACAAGTTGTTCAGTCATTTTTATCTACTAAGCCTTTTTACTTGCATCGGTACCAGTTGGTACTTTAGGAGCAGTAATTGTAGCCGTAACAATTCCATCAGTACGTTCTGGTAGCATTAACCATCCACCAGTTGCAACTGACTGGTACGTCAAGGATTCATCAACTTGGCTGTGTTTCATCCCAATCAGACCACTCTGATCAACTTGCATTCCAAACGTTCTGCCAGCATCGCCACGCATATCAACATAATAGAAATTAATATTGTTGTTTACAGTCATAACAACTTTACCAGCAGGAATTGCAGTGGTTAAGAACACCACATCAACATTTAAAAAGTTCTGTAGGTACTTCATTCCAAAAGTATTTTGTGTTGTGATCTGTGTGCCCCCAAGATATGCGTAAACATCGTCAGGGTTAGCATAGGCAATTACTGTACCTACATTGTCAACATCTTCAAATAGTCCTGTTAGTTTTCCTAACCCGGTGGAAATTGCCATTTGTAAGCCTTCACCTTTAGTATTAGTAGTCGATTTGCTATTTAAAGTGTCGAAAAAGTCCTTCTTGGCATTTTTCTGCGCAATGCTCAAAATCTTTGAATCAGTATAAGTGACGGCTTGAGAAAAGCCATCACGCTGAATTGCCTCAAAAGATGTTACTTTACGAATTTTGTCAGTTAATAACAATTCGTATGTCTTATCAACTGCACGCGTTACTTTAGTTAACGGAATTGTTTCACCCTCGTCAACCGTCCTGTTAGCTGCTTCTGTTACGTCCGTTTTATAGGTCTTAATAACGGATCCGTTGGCCATCGGGTGCAGTCGCACACGACCCATTGCAGTCAGCAATGTATTAACGTTGTCTGAAAATTGCTCCACAAAGTCAATTGATTGAGCAACTAAATCTGCACTTGTAATCACATTATTGTCTTTTGTCATTATTTTATTCCTCCATTAAAATTCATCTAAGTGTTCTTTGATTAATTGAACCCGCTTTACCGGATCGTCTATTTTTCTCAGTTCTGACCTGTCAAAAGGTTTATTATCATTGCCATTTACTCGCGGCGTTTCAGATTTTAAAAATTCCTTTTTAACCTGCTTAACAATAGTGTCATAAAACGAACTCAAGGCTTTCATATTTGCCGATACCTGCTTCTCATCAATTCCAGCAGGCACCACGAGGTTTAACATGTCTTTCGGGACAACCACTCCTGCCTCACTAAATTGTTGCGAAACGGTGTCCATTTGATCCCTACGAATCAATTGAGCCTTTAATTTTTCATTTTCGCTGATTGCTTTGTCTAAGTCTAGATTATTATTCTTTTTGTCCTTGCTCTCTTCTACGTTACGCACTGACTTCAGCTTTTCAGTCAAAGTTTCAATCTGCTTCTGTGAATCCTCGAGCTGCTGCTTATATTGATTCTTCTGGCTGGACTCACGGTCGATTCGTCTGCGCATCTTTTCGATTTGTTCAGTTACCGTCGCTTCGCCTTTGGTTTTTGCAGCATTATCTTTTTTAACATCTAAACCATTTTCTTGATTAGTAACTTGTTTATTTTTGTCTTCCATTTTTCTCCCTTCAAGTTTTAGGCAAAATAAAAACGACTATTTTATAGCCGTTTTTGGTTTAATAAATAATACTATCTGGATTATATTTTTTATAAACTAGATCATTTGGTGACAAATCATCAATTGAAACATTCTTTTTTATACAATAATCAATTAATTCAACCTCATGAGGACCATAAACTGGCCAAGGTTTGTGAAATTTATCAACATACTGCGAGAGTGCCGAAATGACGGCTGAATCCCAGTCATGATAAAGTTTCATGATTTCACTTTTTTCCATGTTTTAAGATCTCCTTTAGTGTTTCATGATACTTATCAACCGTATTTCTAAAATACTTTTTTATGATTTTTTCAGACGCAGGGTTATTAATCGTAGCAGCGGTCAATTCAGCCCAAGCTTCAGTTGCTCGTCCACTCTTACCAGCCCGGCGCCAATAAGATCTACTGTGACCAATTCCTAAAGGGTATTCAAAACCTAAACCACTCATAATATCTGATAAATCTCCCTTATCCTGTGAAGAAATTTGTTCAGTATCATGAGCTATTTCTTGAACCAGTTGCACAGCAGCATCTTTTCTTATCTGCTTGAGAGATGAAGCATATGGTGTGCCATCTTTTTTTACCTTTAACCAATAACCAGGATGGTCAGCAACTTCGCCTTTATTTCCTTCTATTCTACTAAATTTTAAGTCTTTTACCAGTTTTTGGTACCTTTTATCAGTTAATTTATCCCAATCTTTATCAATGCTATCGATTATCCAACCGCTTGCTTCTTTTACAAATCCGTTTATAGGAGTATTAGGAATAACATCTCCCGCCAAATAATCAATCAGGTGGCCAAATTCGTGGAAAAACACATCGTATTTCTTCTGATAGTATTTCATATCATTAGGAAGATTCATACTTTTTTGATAAATAGTGACGCCTTGACCAGGTCGATAAAAACTAGTACCACCACCTTTAGGGTAAGCATCAAGTTTAAGCTGGTCATGATACATCTGCCATACTTGCTTAATGTCATCTGGTGCTTGACTTAAAATCTTAGCCAAAGCAGTAGCATCTTCTGTACCCAACTTTTCACTCAAATTGTCATTTAAATACCTGCTTACCAGCTGTTCATCACTTAAATCGTCATCAAGTGCCTTCTCTTCATCAATCCAATAGGCTCCAATGCTGCACATGCAGTTGGGATGAACTGGAATATCGGGAACATCTCTTAGACGGTATACTCCTGACCCCCAATCGTTATCTGTTTCTGTAATCTCACGACAAACCCTGCAGGCTCGTCCTTCCGCATACCACATAACAAACTTGTAGCCATATTTATTGAACATCGACTTAGCAGCTTGGACTTGCACCCTAGCTGTCTCTGTCCGTGCTAAACGTTCAGCAGCATACCTGCTATTTACAAATGAATCAGAAACCATTCCCGTTAGCCACTTGACCATCTCCCTTGGATTGTCACCGCGTATTATTGCCGTTGATACCAAGCCGTCAAGCGTACCCTTTAAAGCATCTACGTTGGCCCAGATTCGTGATGAAAACTCCGCATTAGTCACTTGTCGATAAATTTGTTCCTGAACTTCTTGCGAGCTCCAAAGGTTGTTATCTGTACTAATCTTAAGAATTCCAGCTTGGCGTTCCTTTTCCTTAACGTAGTCATTCCACAGCTTCTTGGTCAGAGAACTTTCTTGATCAATTCCTAAGTCTACTAGATGCGCACCAATCTTCGACTTCAAAATCTCGTTGCGATTAATCCGCATGGTTGCGTTATAGACTTTGAGTCGATCGTTGACGTCCTTGCTAAAGTTCTTCCTGGTTACATGGTTTCCCTTTGCCATTGCTACTTGGGCCTTAGCGACCACTTGCTGGGCCAAGGTTTCATATTCGCTAATCGCTTTAGCGGTGACCACTTTACCGCCTGAATAAGCTAAATCAGCCTTGATTTCCTTGTTAAGTTCGTCAATTGTACTCTGATACAATCCGGCCAAGTGCTTGTTGTAGGCTTCTAGGTTCTTTTCCTGCTGGGCCTGCCACCCCCTTTCTGCCGCTTCTCGATCCGCCCAATATTTGTTCTGCTTATTGACCATCATCATCACCAGCATCTTCTGGTTGCTTCATGAAGTCCGGTAGAGAGCCTGCTGCTTCCTGAGCATTTTTGATGTTTTCAGCCCTTTCTTTCTTGATTTCTGCAATTTCATCATCAGGATCATCTACAATTCCCGGCAGCAGCTTCATCTGGGTCCGTTGTGATACCAATCCATCTGCATCCTTGGCTGCAGATATCATTGCAGCAACATCGGATGGAACGTTCTTAGTGAAGTGGATTTGCAAATCTTTCCATGCATCCCTGTCTGTTTCAGGTAAAACTTGGCCCACCGAAAAAACAATTCTGAACAATTTTCTTAAACATTGCACAAACTTGCGCTCTTTTGAATTTGCTTTATCTTGCATTGCTAATAGCTTAAATTGTAAAGCTACACCCGAAGAATTGCCGGCAAAATTCTCATCATTTAAATTAGGAATCATTGAAACTTCATAAATTGCATCACTTACTCTTTGAATAAAGTTTTCCTGCATCTCATCATCAGCAGGCTTTGACAGAAATTCTACTTTAGGATTTGATCCTGGTGTGACATTTGGTAAATAAAGGAAACGATTGTTAGCAATATCAATCTTTGGTTTACCTGTTTTATCGGTCTTTAGATTGATTCCCATCATTACTAAATAAGCCATGTCAAAATATGCCAATTGATTAGCTTTTTGACTGAAGCCGTCATCTAAGGCACAGATTAAAGACTTGACTTGTTCAAATACTCCCTGGCGTTCTTCGTTTTCATAAAATTCAACTGCTGGTACCATCTTGTATGGGTTGGCGATAGCTTCTGGGCTAATTTGATTCCTATCAAATCGGTAAACCTGATCAGCATAGTAAATTGCTCCTCTAGCCTGCCACTCTGACTCATTCTTAAAATACTCATATCTGACAAAGGCAAGCGGCTCTCTTTCAACAGTGTCATCATATATAATAAATGCTTTAGTAGGACTAACATAGTTAAACCGCGTCTCTGAATCTTCATTTTGATATACGAAACCAATGGACTTACCGTAAATATCAGTTTGTTTAGATAACTCGTTCAACTTATCAATGAAAGAAACACTATTCAGCCAATCCTGCAGCTTATCATTGTTTTCACCCTTATCCAACTGAATGGATGGTGGAATTCCAATAAAATAACCGTTGAACGTGTCAACGATTGTCTTTGCTTTGTTAACCACTAGCCGATTATCTGGACCAAATTGCTTTTTAGGTTGCTTTAAGATTGGATGTTCGCCTAGATACATCTTCATGTTCTCTCTTAATCTCGGCTGCATATTATTAGAGTTCCAGTCGATAAACCCAAACAGTTCGTCATTGGTTAATTGTCCATTTTTGGGAAATAAAAACTGACCATTTCTAGTTACTAATGCTCGTCCGATTATATTCTCCATTGCATCACCTCCTTAAAGGTAAATATTGCCAATAATCTGGTTTTCAACTTGCTTATGCTGGTTATAAACTGCATAACGCATCGCATCCATGACGTCATCATTCTTTTTGAGTGGGACACCTTTATCAGAATCCCAAACATACTGGTAGATTTCATCCAAAAACTGATCAATTCCTTGTTGATTAACAAAAAAATGACCAGTAGTCATCAGTTTAGAAACCGATTCAATACCAGTCATTACGGTTTTATCAGCATTAATTGCTTGAACATTAGCCTGTTGGAACATTGATACATATTCAGGGCGAGCAGAATCACACCAGAAAGTGACATTTCTGCCGTATTGGTTCTGAATATCGTGAGCTACATCAATCCAGTAATCAATATACTTGTGAACTGCCGTATACTCTTTAACTAAATATGTATTGCCTTTGTCGTCATCACCGAACACGACAATCACGCCATTGTGTCCTTCAGCAAAGCCCCAGTCAACGCCACAATAATAAGTTAGATCAGAAGGAATTTTTTCGTGTTCAATCAACATTATTTTTGCATCAAAATCACTATACACAACTCCTTGCCCAGTCACCCATAGCCCTAAAACAGAACGATCATAGAACATTCCTTTAGGTGTCGTTGCTTTTTTATTTTCAATATAGCGTTTACTCAGAAAAGTATTATCGTCCAAGACAAAATGGTTACTAATGATATAAGGCGATGCATTATCAATATAATTCTTTTTAAGCCAGTGTGTTGGAATATCAGGGTTTGTGTCACAGATAACGCGACCTTCACCCTCAGAACAACGATCAAGGATTTCACTGAACACACTCTCGTTAGCTAGGGATGCTTCATTAATGTAAGCACCGTATGCACTAGAGCCACGAACACCACTAATACCTCGAACAGAGCCCGTGTAGGCCAAGACAATCGTTACACCGAACAAGTGTAAGTTACCAATTGAATCCTGTTCTGGAGCCAATCCAAACTCATTAAATAGTGGATTTAAAACATTATTAAAAATATTCTTCTTGGAAGTTCCGGCTAGGATATAAAGTGGCTCTTTAATCCGATTACGTTTGGCCAACTCTCGTACTTTTAATAGACTCAAAATAAAACAATAATTATTGGCCACGGTTTTTCCAGAACGGACTGCCCCATAGTTAATCATTAAGTTCCAGTAGTGATTGTTAACAAACTGACTTAGAACCGTCTGTTGCTTGAGTGTGAAATGCTTAGCCAGTATTTTCTCTAATCGCATCTTGCAGTTCTCCCATCATCTTAGCTACTTTGTCTTCCTGCGTAGAATTATTTCCTTGCATAGCCTTCACACGTGCTTCGGTTAAATCTGCCTCTGCATTAATCTTACGTAGTTGCATTTTAGACAATGGATCAACTGGATATCTTTTAAGCAGTTCCTTGGCAGCCGTTATTCTGTCTTTAGCAGAAACTTCTACATTTTTATAAATTCCTTTAGCGGTCACAACTGTCTCTGTTTGCTCACCTCGCATAACTGACGTGAGATACTCCAAAGTCTCTTGAGCAGTTGCTAATTTAGCAGATTCAATCTCCTTAATTTTTTCTTCTATATATTTTTTTAGTTCAGGTTTTTTCAGGTTTTCATTTCCAATTGAATATGCAGTCCGACTCCTGTAACCAGCTTTTAATGCAGCCTCTGTAGCATTACCAGATCTAATGTACTCATCGCAAAACTTTTGTTGTTTTACAGTCAGTTTATGCTTCACATCATTTCACCACCTCCTAATTTAGTGTAAAAGAAAAGCACTCTAATGAGTGCTGTACAACATTTTTCTACTTTCTTTCGAGTACAATTTAAATTTTAAACAATAAACAATTATCATCCTATAAAATTTAAGTAAACTAAAAAAATATATACATATTTTACATATTTATGTATATGTTTATTTCGCTATCGCTTATAGGTATATCTTGATTTTTTTTATGTGCGAATATATCTTCACCAGGTTTTTCTATTATAGCAGCTGGAGACTGGGGAATGCTACTTTTTTTAATTTCTTTAATCTTTTTGCTCACAAAAATAGAATCATCACCTATTTCATTTTTACTTATAATTTGTGTTTTACGTTCTTCAAATGTTTGCTTATAGTATCTTTCATCAGTGGAGCCAAAATACAATTCTATTTTCTTTTCTGCTCTCGCAGGATTTATCTTATTCTTATCGATTACTATATTTGTTAAGAACTTAACTTCTTCTCTGCTCTGTACTAAAGTCTCTGCATGAATAAATTCTTTCGGTTCCGAGTTAGCGTATTTATAAGTAATAACAAGAGTTGGATTTAATGCTACACAGTTTTCCACATTTTTTATACAATAAAAAAATTCATCGTTAATCAAACTACATCGATGACGATCATCATTATAATAAAAATGTTTTTCAGGTTTATCACCTTGTTCTGGAGAAAGAAAAAATAAATCATCTTTACTAAAAAGTACTTTTTTTATAGAGACTATGAAAAAAGGTCTTTTATTTAATTGGTTTAATATTTTTTGATCTTTTTTATCTTCCTCATATTCTTTTCTTTGTTCAGCAATTTGCCAATATGCAAATCCAATAGCTATTAAAGAACCGATACCACTAACCCAATCAGCAGTACTACCGAAGTTTTTTTTGGCTATTGAACAGACTAATGCTGCTCCAAGAAAAGAAAAAACTAAAGTGATTACTACATATATTATATATTTTTTATATTTTTTCATTACGTTCACCTCAAAAAAATAATACAAAAAACTAGCCATTAAAGCTAGTTCTTTCGAGATGAATATAATAAAAACGTGTAATCAATTGGTTAAGTCCGCTAAATAATATACTTTGACTGCCGTATTTAATTACACGTATATAGCAACCGTAGGATTCGAACCTACAGCTACTTTTGTATATATACATATACATTCAAGAATTATTTTTTATTCTTGATGCTACCAATATAACACCTATTCAATCCGACCTTTCTCCGATTCTGACCCGATATTGACCCGATTTTTAAATACCTTAAGTTCTGGAATTTCAACATTATAAATTGTTTTCCAAGTATCAATTGTGTCTGCAAACTGACACAAAGCATAACGCTTTAAATCACTATATCTAGAATCACTGTACTGCACTTTAGCTGCTATCTGCCAATCAGTAAGTTCATCTATATATAATGATTTTAGGATTGTCCTAAATGGTTGCTTTGAACTATCAGCGCATTGTTCAATAGCTTGATAGACTGCTTGGCATTTATCTTGTGCTTCAAAAATAGTCGCCATTTTATTCTCAGCTGAGTTGCCACCATGACTCATAATACCAGTAGGATCGAGCTGTGGACTGCTAAGATCAGTACGATGATAACCAGCTCTTATTAGGTAGTGTTCGAAATTATATTTAAAAAAGTCACGTACCTTCTGAGCGGTTTTTTTCTGATCAATATCAATAGGTAAATCGATGTTTTCTTCCACAGCTCTTTTCCTTTCTATTCCTTGGTATATAATTTGTTTTTACAAAAATACTTATCTCCGGATTTTAATTTTTTAAAGCGGACAATTTTACGAAATCTTCTTAAATAATAGCCTTTTTTATCTAGGTAAAGCCTTGCACTTGATATAAATTGCAAAGGCTGATGTGTAATCACACGATATTTGCTAAAGTTTTTACTATATATTTTTTGTCCAGTTTTTCGATTTATAGCTACATATTTAAAATATGGTTTAACTTCTAATCCTAAACGATTAACAGCTGATCTGATTTTATTTTGGCTAAAATTTAACTCAGTTGCTATTTCACTAATTGAATAACCGTCATTAATTAAGGTAGTGATTTTAGCATCAATAATTTCTTCTTCATTGTTGTATAGTGATTTTTGAATAGACTTTAAGGTTAAATTATTATCTGGTACTAATGATAATGTTCCATATTCATTTTCTAAGTTATGAATTAAATTATACGGGATAGCCATACCCCACCAAGCCTCCTTCCACAATTTTCAAAGCATCCGCTGTGCTGCGAGCTACACCATGAATAGTATTTGTTTCCATTAAATGTTGATGAAATATAATTTGTTTTGGACTTAATCGTCCTGTTTTTGTTTTTACTTCTACGAAAAATATTTTGTTATCACTCCAGCGATAGCCAACTAAATCTGGAAATCCAACTGGCAATCCTGTATCGAACATACGACCATCCTGCGTAAAAATTTTACCAACATTCGCTCTAAACACAGTGCATCGATTTAGCGATAATTTACGCATAATTTGTTTTTGAATTTCATGCTCAGACATTATTGGCTAATCTTTCATTCGGCCACTTTTGAAAAAATTCGTTGTATTTTAATTTGTACTCTGGTGGCACATGCCCAACATAGATTATCTTGCCATCTTTATTTTTCCGATATACTGTTCTTGCCATAGTAATGCTCCCTAATTTTTTATATTAAATATTAGCCAATTAATAGCAGTTATTGCCCCACTAATTAGGAAAATCAGATAAATACCAAACACAAACTTGTTCCAATTCCATAAAAAGAACCATGCTTCAATGACAAACGCTCCTATTGTTCCAATAATTGCTAAGATTACAATCAATGCAAAGCCACCTACAAAAATCTCTGTAGCTATATCAGCTATTTTGTTCCAAATACTTTTCATTTTATTCTCCTAACTAAAATTGATATCGTGTAAATTTAAATTTTGCAATTTTTCTAAAGCATCAAAGAATACATCTTTGTTGATGTAGTAAATTCTATTTTTGATTTTGATTGTGTAAACTACAATTCTTTTATTTTTAATATCAATATTTAAACCATTGATATCTCTTGCTTGCTTTTCATATGTTCTGATAACACCATCACTAGCGCTACCCTTAAATTTAATAGTCTGCATCTTTATCACTCCAATACTCATCATCTTCGGTTATTTTCAAATATCTTTTATCTATAGCAAAATCCAATTGGGAAAAAATACCTTTCGCATGATCTACATTTATACCTATTTTTTTATTATTTGAATCAATCCAATAGCCGTAAATTTTCATTTTGCAATTTAATTTCTCTGCAGCCATCACAATTTGATCTACATTTTCAGCTAGACCTAAATAATAGCAATTTATGTTTTCCACTTTAAATTTTATTCTTTGATACTTAGATCCTTTACTTCCCATCACAATAGGATTTTTAGCTAAATATCCTTCAATAATTTCCATAATGTTTTCCTCAAGGGTTACACTCCGGTTACAGTTACTGTAACCTATTCTTTTCTTACTCATTCAAGGGTTTGGCTTATCAAAATTTACTGGTTACAGTAAATTTCATAAAAACTTTTTTAAAGCTAATAGAGGTAAGTTTTATATAAATAAAAAGTTTTATTAATATCTACTGTTTTACTGTAACCAATACCCCTATTGCTTACTCACACAAGCGATTTCGCGGTTACAGATACTGTAACTTTACTGTAACTTACTGTAACCTTTGAAATCCCCTAACAGCTTTTTTATTAATCTTAACTACAGCACTTGTATTAAATCCTAAATGCTCCATATAATATCTAATATCACGCGTCTGTTTATTATTCCGTGATAAAGCGTTAGGGTCCTGAAACAAAGCAACTGATAATTCTCTGTTGGGAATAAACTTCTGACCTTTGAACTTATTCTCTAAAACATCCATTAAATTATCTTCTAATCCTGATGTATAACGGAATTCTTCTCTATTTTGCTTTAACAAAGCTTCTTGTTTTGGCGTAAATCTAAATGGATCTTTAGCATTCTTATATAACCAAACTACTTCGCCCCACAGCTGCTGCACCACATCCTCGGTCAAATCGGTCACAGGATTTTTAGTTTGTTTGTCCGGATGAGCGTAAATTGATAGAAACCTTCGATCACCAGAGCGATCTCGTAAGTGCCTAACTTCATTTGTTGTTCTAGCGATGACAAATTTCTTTTTGAAATGTAATGGCTTATGACCATAAGGCTTACGGTATTCGAAGTCTTGCATCGTGATGAATTTTTTGATTTCTTCAAAACTGGCCTCATTGCTGGCAGTCATTTCATCATCATTAACTATCAGAGCATTTTTCATCACTTCGAAATCGTCTTTTTTAGTGAAAGTATTAAATTGATCTGTATATAATCCCATTGGCGCAATGTTTTTCAGGATTGAAGTTTTACCTACGCCTTGGCCACCAACTAAATCTAAAACATAATCGAATTTAGTTTCAGGATTATAAGCTTTGGCTACGGCTCCCATTAACCACGTTCGGGTAATTAATGTCGTGGTCGCGTTCTTCTTAGCTCCAAGATATTCAGGGAAAAAATTATCAATCCTGCGTTTTTTGTCCCATTGTTTATATGCATTATCCATATAGTCAATCACTGGATTATAAGAATTCATATAAGCAACATTGTCAATTGCCTGCTCAATAATCACATTTTTAAAAGTAGCGTGTTCATAATCGGATCGAGCTTCAATATAAAGCTCTACTGAGTTAGTAACCTGGTCTGTATATTGACCCTTGCTAATTATGACAGTGCCAATATTTTTGATTTCTAATTTACGATCATCCACGACATCTATTTCTTGGGTAAATTCGTTCAATCGAAATAAATTTTTGAGATTGGGATCATGCAATAGAATCAGCACTACGTTTTTAACGCTAGTAGTTTTAACAGCACCATTATTCTGACGTTCAAGTTCAATGGTAGTTTTGCGCAATTTTTCAGCGTTTTTTTCGTCAATATGAATAACGTCACTCATTTGATCCCCCTTCTTTTAATCTCTTTTTCAATTACCGAATTTACTGTTCGTTCCACTTCGTTCAGCGGTAAGCTGTCTGTTGTATTAGTATTTGCAATTAATGCTAATTTAGCTGCTGCAGCTGGATCAACACCGCGATATAGTAAGCCACCGACAAAACTGGTAAGAGTATCATTGCGCCTGCCGGTATCGCCTAAGCCGTTCACAATTAATTCAAATAGCTTTGAGGTCTGCGTTTTACTGGCAATTTTATAGTCTAAAATCGTCTTTTTCTCTGGTTTTGACTTGCTCTGAATTAATTCCAGCAAACCAGCGGGAGCTGGTCTTATTGGTTTGTGATTAAGCCACCGATAGGACTTGTCATCTATTCTACTTGGAGCGACTACCACATAATTATTTTCGTGAGCTTTTAAGTCTACACCTGGCAATAATCCAATGCATTGCGTCACATTCTCTTTTGCAGGTTTTTGAAAAAAGAAATGGTAACCATCATGAGCTGTTTTTTCTCGTAATGTGTCTTTAAACCATTCGTTGTGGTTCAGTTTAAGGATAGACTGTAGACCATCAACATCACCATGACGGTCAACATCAATCACGAAAAACTTGTCAGTTTTAAGTGCAATGTTCGCTAATGGATAGCGTTGCCAAATCTGTTTAATCTCCTCACTTGAGAGTGGCGGCTTATCGGCAAACTTAATCAGTGGTCGTTTGTTTGATCCGATTGGAATGACAGAAAATCCGTGTGCTGCATAGCTAATAGCATAATTGACTAGATTTTCTAGTGGCATAATTATTTAGTTTCAGAATCAATCATTTCTAATTGATTAGACTCAAGCACTACTTGAATCTGGTTTTTTGCAATTTCATTTAAACTGTCCAATGATAAATTTTTAGCTGATGTACTGATTTGGATATTCACTACACCATTTTTAGCTTTAAAATTATCAATATTCCCGTTAAAAACAATCTGTTTAACATTTATCATTTGTTTTCCTCCTAGAATGGTAAGTCGTCATCGTTAATATCTATCGTGTCACCTGTGCCATTAAATGGATCTTTGGCATCAGCTACTTTTGGTTGTTCCTGCTTTTCAAATGTATAATTTCTAAAAGGATATTGGGGATTCTTCTTATTAGGAGTAGTTTTAATAGTCACTTTTAAAACTTTGCCGCATGCTGGCTGCAATGCTTTAGCAATAGCTTCATAAGCTTCTGTTTCATTTTCAAAGGCAAAACACTTGTCGGGTACCGGGTTATCAAGAGTTTCACCAATAATTTGAATTTCAGAAATGCTTCTAGCGATCACTGAGTTAGGCATTGGATCACCATTAGCTTTTGTTTGTGCAAGTGATGGAAAAATCGATTCTTGTCTGCCTTCATATTCACCCTGGACTACGCTAAAAGTTAACATCAAGAAATCTCGGTCACCTTTGGCGTTATGAGTCGCATTGTCAAAACTCATAAGATAGGTATCATCTGGTATCGGCTCATATGGGTTGTATTCCTTGCCTTCTTTGGGATTAAAACCTTTTTGCTTTAATTCGTTCATTGCATCTAAAAGACTCATTATTTACTCTCCTTTTTAAAAATTCCATTGCATGTTTCCAATAGTTTTAAAATACGATGGTCTGTTATATTTTTCGGATTATATTGTGTTCTTAAGCTTTTTACTTCTCTAAAATAAGAAGCATTAACGCCATCACCAACTTTTTTAGTTCTAATTTCCACGTCACAATTCCCGTTCACAACATTAAAATATTTAGTCTTAAGTGAAGGATGGTATGTTGTAGCACCAGTGTTTTCATCAGTAATTGAGATCTCTCGACTGATATAGATGATGTTCATTGGTAAAGCTTTTAAGTCCATCACAAGTTGTTGTAATGCAGTATTGAACAGCGCATAACCTTTGCCGTATGGAATATCGCCTAATGACTTAACATTGTTATCCCAGCAGATTGCTTGCTCGAGCATAACGATAATGTCATCTATCACGTCTACTACAATTGTTTTGAATTGCTCCTCAGGTTTTCTTTGCTCGTTTTCAGTCTGTAGAGCTAAGATAATATCGTCTAATTGTTGGGTAACTAGTTGGGTAGGTTTGCCATTCTTATCTCTCAAATTCCTAATTTGAAACGCCGGTGCGGTTCCTTGATCACTGTTGCCGTCAGTATTAAGTACAATTGGATTCGGGAAAAAGCTGGCGAAGTAACTCTTGCCGCTCATGGGTGCTCCCCAGATAAAAAAGTTGTGCGGCTGTGCCTTTGGTTCTAATTTTTTTGGCTTTGGTAAAACTATCATTTCTTAATCATTCCTCTCATTTTAAGTTGGTAATAAATCCATCCTTGCTTATAGCCATGCAATTTTGCATAAGCATTAAATTCTGCCGGAGATTTTAATTCACTAACTTTCTTATTAGCGACTTTTTTAAGTAAGTCGCTTTTTACTATTTCCGCTATTAATTTTTTACGATTTTTCGCCTCAACTAAATCAACATCTTTAACCTGTTTTGCCTCATGAATTTTGATCGGCTTACCACATATGGGACACTTGCCATTTTTAACTTCACTCGTTTTAACGACCGCAAAGCAATAGTCGCAAGTTATAATTGCCATTCCTGGATCGGTATTTATTTTTGAAACTGATTTCGTACCACTAATTACCGCCTGCTTCCAATCTCGGTCATCGTCAGGATAGCCAAATTTCTGTACATTATTAGCATGATCAATAATTATTGCTGTCTTGCCCGGTCTAGGATTTAGGCATCGCATCGAAAATTGTAAATACAATGCTAGTGATGTGGTAGGTCTTGCCATAATCACACAGTCAACATTTGGTAAATCAACGCCCTCAGTGAACAAATTGACGTTAACCAATATCTTTAATCTCTGATTTTTAAAATCAGCAACAATTGCATCCCTTTCGACCGTTGGTGTTTTACCGTCAACTTCTTTAGCTGAAATTCCTGCATCGTTAAATTCTTGAGCTACCCTCTTTGCTGATTCAATAGAATAGGTGTAAACCACTGCTTGCATTCCTTTGGCAATCCGCTGATATTGCTTAACCACATGGCCAAAGATTTTAGTGCTCATTGCTTCATCCATAGACTTGTTGGTATAATCGCCAGTCGAACTGCGTTTTAGTAATTTGCTATTGAAATCATTAGGTGGTTGGAAATATCTGAATGGTGCTAGAAAACCTTCATTGGTTAATTCTTTAATTGATTTGCCAATGATGATGTCATCTGCTATCTGATCAAGCTGTTTCTGACCTGTTCTCCTTGGTGTAGCTGTGAAGAATAATATATAAGCATTTTTAAATTTATTTAGTATTTTCTGATAGCTTTTTGCCAGAGCATGATGTCCTTCATCAATCAATATCAGCTGTGGTTCAGGTAACTTATCAACTCTACGGCTAAGTGTCTGCACCAATCCCATTGTTGCTAAGTTAGGTTTAACGCCTTGAGCTTTAAAGGTATTTTTAGCCTGTTCCAATACTTCTTTGCGATGGATAATAAACATCACGCGGTTGTTTTTAGCAGTTGTTCTTCTAGCAATTTCTGCCATAACCACTGTCTTGCCCGTCCTCGGAGGTGATTGCACAATAATGTGATGATGACCATTCTGCATTGATTTAGTAATTCGCTGAATTAAATCGTTTTGATAAGATCGTAATTCATACATGTTTATAGATTATCGTATGCGTTTAATAAGTTTTTAATAGTGCCTTTTGCCTTTGGCAATAATTGGATAACAACGTTTTTAAAATCTTGCAAATAATCAACCGTTGTAGTATCATCCACTAATTTCATTACTTTGTTATATATTTCTAGAAACTTATCTTTTGAGTCATAACCGAGTGACTTACAAATTTGGCTCATAATTTCAACACTGATAAAAGGTTTAGTATCATCATCAATATCAGTATCCCCGTAAGAAATAACTATTTTGGGAAAATTCAAAAGTATTAATAACTCAACTAGCTTTTCTAAATACTCCGTATCAATTTCACCTTTAAGATACGGTACCGATACTTGAAAGTATTTAGCTAATTGCTGCCAAATTTTTTCATTGGGATTTCTCTCATTGTTTTCATAATTGCTAATAGCTTGTCGTGTAAGCCCAGTTGCTTTGGCTAGGTCACCTTGGCTTACTCTCTTTTTATCTCTTAGTTTTTTTAACCTGTTGGATTTATGTTCATCGAATCCTTGAATATAAGGAACTGAAACTTTGAAGAAGTCTGCTAGCTTTTGCCAAATTTTTAGTTTCGGTTCACGATCCCCACTTTCATACAAACTTATAGATTGCTGAGTAGTGTCTAAGGCGGTGGCAAGCTCTTCTTGGCTAATGTTTCTACATTCCCGCAATTCTTTAATTCTATTCATGTTTAATCTCCTGACTTTGTGCTTCGTCATAAACCATCTTTTTCGCTTCCTCAAACATGGATCTAATGACAGATTGAAATTGCTCACTAGGTGATCCTTCATGTGTGCAAATTGGACTAGGATAATTTATGTCAAGGTAATTAATCGCGCCCTTATAGGTGTCTTGCTTTAAAGCCTCGTTTTTTAAACGGATAGTCCATAATTCAATTGCTTTAAAAGTTTCTTCCTGCCAGTCTAAAAATTCTTTATTTAACATAAAAGCCTCCTAGCTAATTGTTGTTTTTCTATTGGGTTCTAAATGTGCACCAGGTATGTTTTGACCATCTTTCATATCTTGATAAAGTTTACGTTTATCTATTGATGAAACTTCTTTGGTCACAATATAAACTTTAGGTATTTTACGTTCATCTGAAATGATGGTCTTTTGCTTATAATTGCGTGGCTTGAGGATGTAATGTTCAGTATGCAGCTCTTTAATGCCAGCATCGTCAATTACTTCAGTCATATAATTTTGCAAATTATTTTTCTGATTTTCGTAATGATGTTTCTGCTCTGTAAGCTGCTTAATTTTGTTTGTCAAAAAATCGATGTTTGCGGTGTTTCGTTCAATTAAGCCAGCTAATCCGTCCAGTTTGTCATCTCTGGTTAGTTTTAGAGAATCGAGCGTATCTTTTAATGTTTCTGGATCAATGTCATCTTTATCAGCAACTTCTTTAATTGCATTGTTTATTTGAAAAAGTTTCATTTGTGCTATAATCTCCTTAGTATTCTTTATACTTTATTATTTAAAGAAGTCCGATTACCGTCGGGCTTTTTTGTGTACTAAATTGTGCCTGGCAGAAAGGGCGGCAAACTTAGGACGTAAATCGCTAATGCTAGACCAGCAATTGCTAGAAGCAATGATGCGATTAATAATCTTCTGCTTTTCGGATAGGTGCCGAAACCTACGTATAATATGTGCTGCCATTCTTCTAATATCCTTTCCATAATTTTTTCCTCATACAACAATTTCTTTACTAATATTACAGACAATTACAAGCGTTTAATTTCTGCAACTAAACCATCTTCTTCACCACTAATTAATAAGCAGTCTGGGTTCGTATCTCAAGGTAATTCAACCCCTAGTCATCCTCAAAGGATGGCTTTTCTTTTTGTATAATCTCCTTTACTGTGGTAGTTTTGCATTCCAGTCAATTTCATTTCGATGTTTGTCCATCCATTCAGCGGCTGGCTTTTCAAAAATAATTGTTTTGCTACCCTCTTCCGTTCTTCGAGGGTTAACAACCCAGCCACCATTTTTCACGTTAACTTCAGGAAACTCATCAAAAATAAATAATCTAATCCAGTTAGAAGCTTTCTTACCACAGTATTTTTCGGAAAACTCTTTCATCTTGATAGTTTTTCCAACTAAAGACTCTGCAGGAACATAACCCCGTTTCTTCATTATTTGGTCAACAACACCAGTCAAGGTTTCAACTGGTATTGGCAAATCTATTACATTCGCCATTATTTATTCATTTCCTTTCTAAGTTTGTCTAAGCTATCTTTTTAGCCTTCATGATTACTTGAATTTTATTCCATATTTTTTAAAGCTCTTCCTTCTGATAGAATTGAGTCATCAAAATAATAAGGAGATGATTTTATGACTTTTTATAAGTGGTTAAAGAATATTTTGAATGATGATACTCCCGAAGGTGATTTTGCTAGAGACGTATATAGGGATAATAAATTTCCTAAACAAGTTTCAAAATGGAGTGACATTGAAGAGTATTTGTCACACACGATAGCTAATGAAACAGTTATTTCTTCTGCTAAAAATGCATATTACTTTTATGAAAAAGATAAACAGCATCATAATTAGCAATAGTTCCATATTTAGGTCTTAATTCAAAAGGCTTATATATGCCTGTTTCAATTTTTTCCAAAACCTTTCTTTTAATCAGCTCTTTCAGTAATTCATCAGAGCTGATTTTTTCTAGTTCAAGCAAATTACTCACTTCCTTCTAACTAACTATTCATCCCCAAAACCTTATATACTTTCTTCCTAACAGAAATATCACGTGGTGTAGTTCCACCATGTATTGCATAGCTAAGAGTTGGTCTATTAACATTTAATAGTTCTGCCAAACTTGAAACTGTGTAGCCTTGTCGTATCATTTCAATTTTGATAGCACTAAAAATCTTTGACTTTGCTTCTGCTAAAGCCTGTTCTGCTGGCAACATAGCTCACTCCCTTCTTTCTAAAACAAAAGTGTAAATAATTTTGTCAATAAATTACTAAATTTTGTTGACATATATTAGCGTAAACGCTAATATAAAAGTGTAATAAATAAACGATTGAAAGGTATCCCCATACTGTTCAATACTTTTTTATTTATTCAAATTTATAAGTAATTTAATTGACAAATATATTATTACGCGTTTTCGCTAATTAGTCAATAAAAAAATTAGCGTTTTAAATAATATTTTTCTGTCAAGGATCGGAGAACCTTGATATGACAACATTTGAAAGAATAAAAGAATTAGCTAAAAAAAGGAAATTGACATTATCGAAAGTTAATGACTTAGCTGGTATCGGGACAAACTCTATTTACAGATGGAAAACACAATCACCAACTGTTAATAACTTAAAGAAAGTAGCAAAGGTTTTACATACATCAACCGACTACCTTTTAGGTAATACCGATGATCCTTCACCTACTGTAAATAAAGAAAGCCATCCCTATGTTGACATCACTGATGACGAAACTATTTACTCATATCGTGGCAAACCGGTGCCTAAGGAGTATCTTGATGTTATACGCAACTTAATGGATAGTGATATTAGAAAGGGTAAAGGTGAGTGATGGAAGACTTAATAAAATACCTTTTAAAATACGCTTTTGACCATGGTATTAGTTGCGCTTTAATTCAAAGAGAGCAAAGTTATCAATCAGTAGCTTTACCTGATAAGAAATTGATAGTTATAAATCAAAACAGTAAAAATAAATTTGAATTGCCTTTTATTATAGGACATGAAATTGGTCATATTATGAATGGTAATGTTAACGGAGCTTTTTATTGTGGTAAGCCTGTTAATTCCGAAGAACGTTTAGCTGATTTATATTCACTTAATTTAATTTATGGATATGCCTCTAATCAATTTGATACTTTTGAAGAACCGATACAATTTATTCAACGGTATGGAATACCTGAAAGAATGTTCAAAGATACAGTTGAATTGTTTGAACAAAAAAATGATCTTATTTTTTAAGTTATGCAATGTCCATAAAGCCAGCGACGAAAAACCTAAGGTAAATGTTTTTAGGAGGAAATGATGAATAAGAAATTACTAGTAATGACTACTACAATTTTAGCAGCAGTATCATTAACGGGTTGCAGTAGTTCTAATAATGACACTCAAGGCGGAACAAAAGTAACTAAATCGTCAAAGAAAAAAGCACAACCCAAAATTAAGTTCTACAAAAAAGGTGATACTGTAAAAGTTGGTAAGGTAGAATATACACTCAAATCAGCAGCTAAAACTAGTGAACGCAATGAATTTGAGGATAGCAAGCCTAAAAATGTAATTAAAATAGTCTATCATGTGAAGAATGACAGCAAAAAAGATTTACCTATTGGTAGTGATGTGGATGCATACGGTCCTGATAATTCGAAACTTAAAGATTATCCAGTAAATGATACTACACTTGATTCAATTGCTCCAGGCAAAGAAGCAGACGTTATAACTGGTTTTGGAACAAAAAAGCTTGGTTCTTTTGAGTTGCATTTTAAACCGTTAACTGATTTTGATTCTAAATCAGCTAAATTCAAAGTTAATATAAAATAATTTTTTAATGCAAAATAAAAAAGCTATTAAGAATCTGCTTGGAAAACTAGTTCTTAATAGCTTAAAAACAACAGGGTTATGCCCTTTTGCATACCCTATTATAGCATAGGAGATAAAATTTAAAATGGCTTATATAAAAAAGCGTGGTAAATCTTGGCAAGCTCAAGTATCTTGGTACGATGAACGAAATAATCGTAAATATAAGACTAAAAGTGGCTTTGCTACCAAAATGCAGGCAAAAAAATGGGCTAATGAATTTGAAGTCGCTAAAGACAAAAACTTAATATCTGATCAAGATCCAATTTTTGCAGATTATTTTGAGGAATGGTATAAACGTTACAAAGCTCCAGGAAAATCGAATAACACAAAAAGTAGATATGCCCATATTTACCTACTTTTAAAAGAAAACTTTGGCAAAACTAAGTTATCAAAAATGTCCCGTAATAAATATCAGGACTTTCTTAATGGTTATGGTAAAAATCATGCAAAAGATACAGTTCAGAAAACTAACGGTACAATTAGAAGCTGCGTAAAGGATGCTGTAAGTGATGGCTTAGTTAGAATTAATTTCACTGATAGAATTAATTTAACTTGGAACGAAGACAAAACTAGAAAAATAGAATATCTCAATTTTAAGCAAGTTCAGCAATTAAAGACTCTGTTACTTAAAGATATTAAGCCATCATATGTCAGTCGATATATGCTATTAACAATTATCTACACTGGCATGAGGCCAGGAGAAATAAGAGTTTTAACTTGGGACGATATAGATTTTAATCATCTTGAAATACATATTACCAAGTCCTGGGATTATGATAATAATAAAATTATTAATTATGATTCTAATGAGATTAATAAAGAAACCAAAAATAAAACTTCAACTAGAGTAATCAAAGTTGATCAGAAACTATTAGACATATTAAAACAATTGAAAATGAATAATCATCAAAGATTGTTTATTAATGGTGCAGGTACCATTCCTACCTCAAATGCAGTAAATAAAGTTTTACGAAAACAATTAGATAAATTAGGAATTAAGAAAAAAGGTTTCCATTTCCATAGCTTAAGACATACCCATGTAGCATTGCTTTTATTTAAAGGAGTAGATCTTTACTCTATTTCAAAGAGACTAGGTCATTCAAACATGAGTATTACTGCCAACACATATGCCTACATGCTGGATGAGCTGAAGCAGAAATCTGATGGTCAAATTGTCAAAGTGCTTGATGAAATATAA